AGCGGCATGTAATTGGCATTAAGTTTTAGAATAGGTCTTTTCGCACTCATATTTATTGTACTGGAAATTTCCAGATCGCATTGTCACCAGAACCAATTTTAATCAGCTTACCATCGCGTGCAAGCTTGTATAGCATTTGGCGGGCATAAGCTTCTGAAACCCCCAATTCTTGAACAACTCTGCTAATCGTAATAGCCGGTGGTTCTTTCATTGAAAGGATTGCATCTTCTTTGCGAACTGATTTGGATTTGGCATTCTTTGTTGTAAATGAACTACCATCTACAACTTTTGTAAGATCATAGCCATTTGAATTCATACGGACTACACCATGATATGGACTGCCATAACGATTCTTTGATGTGCTAAGATCACGATGATCATCTGCTTCTTCGTTGATTTCAATAGAAATATTACAATCAACAGCATGAGGAATCACCGTAGAACCTTTATATCCTCCTTTCTTAGTATGATGCAAAATCACACCTGCAGCACATTCATATTGCTTTGCAGATGCCACAATCAAATTGATTGCTTCATCGTCCCGCAGCTTTTCACCATTATTACCAACAAGACTAGCAAAGCTATCAATGATGATAAAATCAAGCCGCTCCATCATCTTACAAATTTGATGGATATTAGTTTCATGACAGACTTGAACTTTCTTCAGACCGAGCCGCCTACATGTGTATGCAAGCATTGTGATCGTTTCTTCACCTGTGATATATCCTGCATCATAACCTTGCTCAGTCAAACATTCACAGATTTGAAGCATCAATGTAGTCTTACCTACACCAGGTGCCGCAGTGATGGTGAATGCCATACCAGGGAGAATGCCTTCACCGCCAAACAGTCGGTCGATGACTTCGACGTCTGTTCGCATTCTGCGGAAGAATACGTCCGGAATTTCGACATCCGAAACAGGAATCAATGAAGTAGTGCTGTAATTGAGTTTCATTTATTAGTGTGTTTGGGTTTCAATAATATAACAGCGGGTGGTGTGATGCACAAGATATTTGAGCATAAAAAATCCTCTCCCGTAGTGCAGGAGAGGATAAAAGGGCTCTGCCGGATGATATCAGCAGAACCCTCTGTGATCTTTAATCGATATCAGAGAGCAAACACTCCGCCTTTGTCATTAATATCTGCGGCCAGGTCTCGCAGATCGACACGCTGACAGGTTTGCTTGTGCTGGTTAATCTGGTTAATAACCTCACCACGAAGAAGTCGATAACCACCACGAGGATCACGTTCAACTTCCAAATGGAAGGTCTTCGGCCTTACATTTTCACTTTGATACCATTCGCGATTGATTGTCTTTCGGGTTTTGATTGTGTTGTTTTTCATAGAATTTATAATAAAATGTGGTGTGTGTTAAATCAAACAAATTCTTTAATTTTTTGAATTTTACTATCGAGATCGGATGGCATTGCATCGACTCTAACATACCCATAAGAGCCCTCGACAATTTCTGTTTTCAAACTCAAGAGCCTATCATATTGCAATTCGATGATGTCATCTTTTGACCACCCTTGAACCTCTGGCACTGGAATGGTGCCGTCTTTGTACTGCAAATAGGTATTGTATGTCTTTTCCCAATACTCAACCTTCTCAATTAGTTTTTCGATTTCCATTGATTACTGTTTTGTTTTTGTTTGTTAAACCTCATCAATATAAAGAGGGGTGTCTGGCATCTCAACAACATTTTGATTTTTTCTTTTGAAAATGTTTTTAATTTTTCCCAGCCAACGACGGAAATTCATTTTGCGTTCTATCTTTACGTCTTCCTTGCCAAATGCAGGAGTCTTTCGCCCTTGCCAATTTGTACCCATTGCATTCTTGTCACTGTCAAGATGAATGACAATAATCTCTGGTAAAAGTTCTCTGCGATGTCTTGGAAATTTCTTAATATGCAGCACGTCTGTTCGATCACAATAATCATGTTGTGTCGGATAGTTGTCTACACCAGATGCATTAGGATGCCAAAGTTGGAAATATCCAATTGGTTCGTATCCTGCATTTTTATTATTATATTCACAGACGCGAACACCAATCGGAAATGCATCTAGATGAATGAATACATAGCTTTCTTGGATGTGTCGAGGCATATCAAGAAATTGAATCCATTCCTTATATGATGGGCACATTAGACGATCAGCGCCATATATCTTATTTTGTTCTAGTTCGCCTTCGAGATTGTCAAGAATATACTTTGTAAGGGGTGGTAAATATATATCGGCATCTAGGTGCAGAACCCATCCTTGTTTCGATAGGTGTTTAAGCCCTTCGTTAATGGCTTTACCTTTATTAAAATTGTCTCCATTTTCATAGAAGACATCGGTTTGAATGCAACGGACATGGTAGTAATCACATACATCCTTAGTCCGTGTATCTTTAGTATCCGTAACAACAATTAAGCTATTGAACTGGTTTCGATTATGAGGCAATGTGTGTGCCAAAAAATCAGCATAGTTGACGCAAATGATAATGCCCTCGAGGTACATATACAATTATTTACAACATCTTAATAATAGTATACTGAGAAAAAATTATTTTATTTTTATAATTTGGACTATTGATGTTTGCACAATAGTTTGTGGAATAATGCTGTAATCACCATCGTCGTCAATAATACTTAAATTACCGGAACCAAGCTTTTCAATGAATACATTTTTGAAAACCTCGAATGCGCTTTCGTTTTCGATTTCTTGAACTTGGGAAATAAATTCAGCTCCGTCTTGGGTGGTAACTTTAATAACAAATTGCATATATCTATTAAGACGTAATGCTACTAGGAATCAAGGCACCTTACATCCACAACTACACATTTCTTTGATAGTGTTTTTCATAATGTTACAAAGCTGTTCATCAATGCCAAATCTCTTTGCGTTAATGTCGATGCTCTTATTGATATCTCCGTCTTTAGTTCGATGTACTGCAGCACACCAGTCGGCAATCATTTCTAGAACATCCATTAATGACATATCATTAATACCATTTTTCCAATGTTCAGGGTGATGGCTATTGCATTGATAATGATGTTCGACTGCAGGTTTAACCTTATTAACTAACTGATTCCACTGATCAGTGCCATATTCGGTTTTTTCTAACTCGCCGTATGTAGATGCGAATATTTCTTGCTCGGGTGATTCTAATTTGCTTTGATCATGAAGCCGAGCCCTCTGATCAAGATTTTGTATGATTGCGTATAAATTATTTCTTACTTCATGGATGTGATGAACAACATCCATATTCGAAAGAAATAATTTGTCGTCAGTCGTGTTCATAAATTGTTCGCATGATATTACGACTTTTCCTTTTCTAGGAGTCGAGACCATGCTTCACGGATTTCTTCTCTGAATTTAGTAATAAATGGATGGCTGATGATGCCAATTCTAAATCCGGAAGACGTGACATAATTCAATACTTGCCTTACCTTAATTGGATCAGTCATTGATCCAACGTAGTTTCTCATCTTTTGTACATTTTCTTTTGGCGTATCTTGCCAGGTACCAATAAAGCTATGACGAATGCGTTGCCATTCTGGTTGAGCTACTACAACCTTAATATTAGCAGCTCTAACTTCACTTGGGGATGGATTGCTTTTCCTGAATTGTTGGTGCTTGTCACCATACATGCGGAGTGTGATGTCCATCCTTTCTTTCTGAGATAGTTTTTTCATTGATTAACAAGAAGTTTCATTGCGTAGTAGATAAGAAAGGTCATAGTTGTTAAAGCTATAATATACGGCCAATTGATATACATACTTAGTCTGGTTGGTTAATTTTTTCAAATGTGACATATCCATCCCACATTTCGATCATTTTCCTTTGATTGTGGGGCAGATGATATAGAGGATGTCGAAACCAATAATCAAGAGAACCGTCTGGCATACGGCCAAGGCATTCTTTAGGAATAAAATCTCCGGTCTTCGTGGATATGACTTGGTCTTTGGTGCTTTCCTTGATTGGAATTACATTTTTAGTCTTACGACAGTCTGTGCAGACATAATTAGCATACAGCTTATCAATAGACCCATAAGACTCAATTCGGGTTTTAAAGATTTCCATTGATGTGTTACCACAAAGCTTTTGGCATGACGAGCAAGGAATCTTATATGGAAATTTCCCTTTGGAGAAATCTTCTTTGACCTTATTGATGTCTAATTTGAATGGAACTGCTTTCTTGGGCATGACACAATATCCGGCGAGGTGGTGAGTGCTGCAACTAATTTTTGTTGTGATGCACTACACCCGATTGTATATTTAAATATGATCACAACAATTTCAAAAGATATTTTAACAGTGACCAAGGGAGCAATCGTCCATTCGGTTAATTGCATTGGTGCAGCTGGTGGATTGGCTGGGGCTATTGCCAATAAATTTCCATTCAATGTCGAGCTATATAAAAATCACGTTGAGATCAATCAAAGATCCGTGACCTTGATGGGATCCGTTTTTGTTGTTGAAATCGATCCAGAGTTAGTTATTTGTAATTTGTTTGGTCAATTCTCAATTGGCACATCTGTTCGGCAAACCGAATATGCCGCATTGATTCGTGGTTTCGAATGGATCTGTAAAAATATTCAAAGAGACATTTACATTCCTTATAAGATTGGTTGTGGTCTTGGTGGTGCTGATTGGCGCAATGTAGAAAAGATCATTCGTAATTGTTTTGCAGAAACAACCCAAAACGTTTATATTTGTAAGATTTAATATGGCATATGTTAAATTAGAAAATGGCGGACATCAAATCTTCAAAGGAATGAAGATTTCAGCACCTGCTGGTGCTTATGTCTTTGATTGTGAAACTGGCGAACCGATCGCAATTAATCAAAGGACTGTATTCACAGCAACTGGTAATAATCGCAAAGGCATTGGTCGTTATAGAATCAATATGATAGACCAGGATGGCAAATCGGTATATTGTATGAATTACATGATGGATGATGATAAAAGGAAATATCATGCCATTTGGAGACTTGAACAACCGCCAATGTCAGCCGAGGAAGTTTTTAGAGTATATGGATATCGAATTACTGAAGATCATCAACGCTTAAAGAAATATAAGCTGACCGGAAGAGTGAGAGCAAGAAAGATTGCAAAGGCTCTTAAAGATGCAGGGCGCTATCAAGAAGCAAATGATTTACTTTCTAATATGGAACAAAGCCTGGCAAATGGTAAAAGGTTTATTTGCTTTTGGCCAAAAGATTTACCTCAATCAGCATAAATAATTATTATGAATTTAATTCCAATTGGAAAGTAAAATTCCCCGTTGATTTTTTACTCACTAGAATGCATAATAACGACGAAGTCGCTAGGATTCAAAGCATAGTGATAGTATATTGACAAATAGAATAAAAGAAATATGGATTCAAAGATAATTCAAAGATACAAAAAGATCTATGAGAACAATGGGATGCCACAGAGCAACGGAGATAAAGATGCATTCCGTGCAATCATAAATCTCATTTCAGAAACTGAAGGTGGCTCAGAAGATGCTGCTTGGGAAGTCCTTAATCGGATTTATGAAATTGCCCAGCAGCAATTGGTTAAAGGTTAAAAAAAATAAATAAAATCGTGATTTAATCACACCCGCTAGTATAATTATAAATAACAACACGAACGTCTATGACACCAATTTATACATACCCTTGCGACCGAAATATGGTCGCCAACTGGGCAAATCCGTCAGATTCATACGAATCCGGAATTGCGCAGCCAAAGGGTTGGTGTCAGCTCTTTGGATCGACGATAAAAGAAAGTCGATAAAAATTTCGCAAAAACCGCGTGAATCAAAAAACGCCCGCGGTTAAAATAAAAAAGAAATTTAAAACAAAGAGGTTCACGACGAGGGAGCACCTAGATAAAGCGCCCAAGGGTTCACAGAATGTGACATCAGCCAAAAACTGATAGTGCATAAAAAATAATCTAACAATGAGGTTTAGTAGATGCAAATGTATCGATGTTTCCTAGTGTAGCACACAAAAAACATTTATGGGGTTCTTTCCTGACGGTGGACTGTAAATCCATTGCCGTTATATGTCAGGTGGTTCGGCAGGAGGTTCGATTCCTCGGAGCCCCACCATTTCTTATTAAGGGGGTGCATGTTTCTAAGGCTAGCGAGACTGACTTGCAATCAGACTGTTGTGGGTTCGATTCCCACCATCTCCACCAATTTGGATGAATAAGCAGGCAAGCGAGCTGCATCTGTTTGGAAGACAGAATGATCTAGTGAACCTAGATTGGGGTGCAAGTCCTCATTCATCCTCCACTTTCTGGTGTTGTATTTTAACTGGTAAATTGCTATCCTGTCACGATAGATGATGCGGGTTCGAATCCCGTCAGCACCGCCAATTTATGAAAAAAATTAAAGTTAAATTATTCAAATGTGAAAATATAAATGTACGCACGTACCATAATGATTATTACGATGATGTGACGAAACTTGTCGCTAAACAATTTTCCGATTGGGAAGAAGTCACAACAGAAGAAGTATTTCGTTTAAGAAATTGGGTTCAAAGAAATCCAAATCATATATTGGTAACACATGACGAAGAAGATAAATTAGAACAAATTGCTATTAAAGAGCAAATAGAACGTGAAGAAAATCTCATAAAAATCAGAAAATTAGAAGAAGAAAAATACAAAGAAACACAAAGATTAAAAAAAGAAAAAGCAGCTAGAAGAAAAATAGAAAATGCAAAAAAACTATTAGAGAAAATTGAAAAAGAAAAAGCTGCATCATTGGGTAATTAAACAGACAAGCGTGCTGTAACCGCCTTGAAAGCGGATTGATCCACTAACACTGGGTTGGGGAGCATGCCCTCAGTTACCCGCCATTTCCCTTTTACCATACCACCGCACCAAATGAAGTCTATAACATAAGCATGTACTTCTTACGGCTGGGATAAATAAAAGCTTATGTTTATTTATCAAATGGTAACTCGCGTCCGTTGGAATCAGCTGTTTCAACGGGCGCACACGGTCTCTTAGTTTAATGGTAAAACGACTCACTTGTAATGAGTTGATCCCGGTTCGATTCCGGGCGGGACCTCCATTTCCATATGCGTGCCAATGTTCCAAGGCTAGGCGAGTTGGACTCCAAATCCGACTGGGTCAGTTCGATTCTGACGGTGCGTGCCACTTTCTTCGGCTCGTTAGTTTAGTGGTAAAACGATTCATTCGTACTGAATAGTCCTCAGCTCAATTCTGAGACGAGCCTCCATATGCGGTTGTAGCTCAATCTGGCAGAGCGCATCCTTGCCAAGGATATTGTTGCAGGTTCGAATCCTGTCAATCGCACCATTTTTATTCCCATGTAGCACAATGGCAGTGCAATTGGCTGTTAACCAATAGGTTGTAGGTTCGAGTCCTACCGTGGGAGCCAATTTTTTTTTCACATCCACTTCATGTGGAAGGTGCATTAGGGTACGACTTATCATCGTACCTCGTTACGGGTGATTAAACAGACAAGCGAGCTGTAACTGTTTCGAAAACAGATTGATCCACTAACACTGGATTGGGGAGCATGTCCTCAGTTACCCGCCATTTGGTCCTTTAGCATAATGGCAATGCATCGGACTTTGACTCCGACTATGGTGGTTCGATTCCACCAGGGACTGCCAATTTCTTCTGGCTCGAATAGCACAATGGCAAGTGTATTTCCTTGGTATGGAAGGGATGTGGGTTCGATTCCCACTTCGAGCCCCATACATGCCTCCGTAATTCAAAAGTAGAATGGTTGTTTCATAAGCAACACGGTGAAGGTGCAAGTCCTTCCGGAGGTACCAATTTTAATATCTGGATGTATATCAGCCTGGTAGATTGCTTGATTTGGGATCAAGTGGCCGTGGGTTCGAATCCCACCATCCAGACCAATTTAACAAAAGCAGTTGA